CCATTCTCAATCCAGCTAGGACTGCTGGCGATACTGTATACGTTCAAATGGAATGGCTTAAAAATTACGTTGCGATTTCTAGTTAAGGAGGTTAAATGGCTTATTCAGGCACTAGAGCATTTAATCTCGACATCTCGGAGATCATAGAGGAAGCATTCGAAAGATGTGGATTGCAGGTACTTACGGGTTACGACCTTAAGACTGCCAAAAGATCCTTGAATCTTATGTTTTCAGAATGGGCCAATCGCGGCCTTAATCTCTGGACCATCGACTATTATTTCAAAACACTGACGGCAGGAACAAATAACTTTGCGCTCGACCAAAAAGTTATGGACATAGTTGACGCTACAATCACGACAACGGCGTATGACGCAACTGATTCAACCCCTGTAAACAGAGGTTTGGAAGGTGGAAGTACTACCACTGATGTGGCGATCACCAAGATTTCCAGGACAGAATACATGAATCTAAGCAGAAAGAATCAGACAGGGAGTGCTGGAACGGCCAGACCCACGCAGTTTAGTGTTATTAATGGAGCGAGCACTTACAGTGATATTACAGATGAGACCACTGCTACAAGCGGAAGGCCGGAGCAGGACATAAGAGTTTGGCTCTATCCTACTCCTGATAAGGCTTACGTCTTTAAATATTTCTACGTTAACAGGATCCAGGATGCAACAAGCAGTTCTGTAAGCGGAGGGGCGTCGAACACTTATGCGGATGTTCCCTTCTATTTTCTTCCTTGTTTAATTTCAGGATTAGCCTATTATATAGCGATTAAAAGGACTCCAATGATGGCTCCTGGATTAAAAACAATTTATGATGAAGAATTTCAGCGTACAGCTGATGCTAACCGTGAACGGGTATCGTTCAGGGTTAAACCGGCGCAGGCATATATACCATAGAGGATAATATGCCAAAATGTGAATGTGGTTCTGACTGCAATTGTGGAGACAGTTGTCAATGCACAGACTGCGAATGTAAAAAGGAGGACTAATGAGCAATCCATTATGGAATAAATCAACGGCCAATAGCCGTGATGCTTCGGATAAGAAAATCGGACATTATGGAAGAGGTCATGTAGAAGTACCAAAACCTGTTAAGGCAGGAGCTGTTACTACTAAAGGGATAGCACCAACTAGTGAAGGAAAAGCTTCTGGTGGAACCCCTTTTAAAATTAGTGAAGGAAAAGTTTCAGGTACTATGCAAGCAATGGGTGCTGCTAAAAAAGGCGGCAAATATACTTGGATTTAATAAATGGCATATGCTAGCGGAAAATTTGCATTAGCCATTTCTGATCGTAGCGGGCTACAATTTCCCTATACGGAAATGGTGAAAGAATGGACAGGTGCGTGGGTGCATACAAGTGAGTATACCCCCAAGGCACCACAACTTATGCCGCACGAGCATTCACCTGACCCCCAAGCTTTGAAACATGCTAGGCCGGCTAGAATTGCTCCGGCAGCATTAATTTTATTACCCATTAATCCATTTGAAACTTACGCTTCCGGCTCACAAGTTATAAACGTTCATTCTCCGGATCATGGGAGATCTACTGGTGACACGGTTAGATTCAGAGGAAATCCTTTTGTATCCTCTGAAACAGATGTATTTGCAGATTGTCAAGCGGTAGACGGCATTACGGGAGCAATCCTTTGTGCTGTGGCCGGCTATACAATTACAAAAGGAAAATACGTATCAGGGTCCAGTGATGATTCTGATGACTGGTATTATTTTTCCACAGGTTCATTAACAGCTACGACTGGAGGAATTAGAGGAGGAGGTTATCCTGTTTCAGCAGGTCCTGTAACCATAAGCGCATAATGGCAACTTACGCACAATTAACACAACAAATACTGGACTATTCAGAAGTCAGCACTGATGTTTTTACGTCCACCATTACGGATGGATTTATAGAGCATACGGAAAATAGAATTTTACGGGACGCTGATCTTCCGGTTTTTCGTTCTTATCAATACACCAATTTCACGGCCTCTAATGGATTTTTAAGCTTACCGGGAGGAACTTCTCCTACCCCAGTTTTATTTAACGTGATCAGGAGTGTCATGATATATCCGGCTGCCGGCAGCGGAGCCAGAAGCTATCTGGAGCGTAAAGATGTGACATGGATGAATGAATTCTGGCCTAACAGGGCCACTGAAGCAACCCCAAAATATTATACACAATGGGATGAAAATAGCATATATGTAGTGCCAACGCCAGATGCAGCGTATTCTGTGGAAGTGGGTCTTATAAAATTACCAACGAGACTTTCATCCTCTAATACCACTACTTGGTTGGGGAACAACGCCTCACAGCTTTTGCTGTTTGGGTGCCTTGTCGAAGCCTTCAAATTCTTGAAGGGATCAGCGGAAATGCTGCAAATTTATGAAGGATCGTACCAACAGACTTTACAGGAAGTTGTTGCGCAACAACAAGGCCGAGGAAGGCGTGATGAATACATGTCCGGTGTTCTTAGAGTACCGGAACCGTCATTCCAGCCTGGACTCGGATCAATTAAACCAGGCCCAGTAGGGCCACAAGGAGGACAATAAAATGGCAGTAGGAACATCCGGAGTTTGTACAAGCTTTAAGCAGGAATTGCTCGTTGGAGAACATAATTTTACCAATGGAGCGGATGCCTTTAAGATTGCTTTGTATACAAACTCTTCAACCATTAGTGTCGCTAGCACTGCTTATACAGCGACTGGTGAAACCACTAATGATGCAGGAACAGCCTATTCAGCCGGTGGAAACACACTGGTGAATGTAACGCCCACGACTTCAGGAACAACCGCTTACTGCGATTTTTCTGATACGTCATGGTCTACAGCTTCATTTACGGCTCGTGGCGCGCTTATTTATAATAGCAGCGATTCCAATAAGGCTGTATGCGTGTTAAACTTTGGTGGAGACAAGACATCAAGTGCTGGAACATTCACTATACAATTCCCAACTGATGATGCGTCAAATGCGATTTTAAGATTAGAAACACCGTAGGATTACTATGGCATTAGTCTTAAATGATCGCGTCAAAGAGACGTCAACAACCACAGGTACAGGCGATGTAACGTTTGGCGGAGCCGTTACTGGCTTCGACACTTTTTCAACTGGAGTTGGCAATAGTAATACAACGTATTACGCCATTGTTAATAGAACCGTTGATGAGTGGGAAGTAGGATTAGGAACTCTTGCAGGTGATAGTTCTACTATGGCTAGGACAACCGTTCTCACCAATTCAGACGGTAATACGTCCGCAATAACTCTGTCGGCAGGAACGAAAGATATATTCTGTACAATGCCTGCCAGCAAGACGATGGACATGGCCTTGACCACGGCCGGCGATACGGTGTACGCCTCAGCGGCGAACACACCGGCACGGTTGGCGGTGGGAACAGCACTATATACTTTACAAACTAATTCAGGAGGAACGCTCCCCGAATGGGCCGCGTCTCCTCAATCACTCATGACGGCGACGGGAGACATCTTATATGCCTCCGGGGCCAACACACTGGCGAAGCTGGCGAAAGGAAGCGATACTGAAGTACTGACACTGGCTTCAGGAGTTCCTTCGTGGGCTGCACCAACGGTTGGAGATATTACAGGTGTTACGGCAGGAACAGGATTGACTGGTGGTGGAACTTCAGGAACAGTTACATTGACTATTGATGATACTGCGGTTACGGCTAATTCATACACCAACACGGATTTAACAGTTAATGCACAAGGGCAGATAACTGCGGCCTCATCGGGCACAGCAGGCGTTACAGCCGGTTTTTCGATTGCAATGTCAATCGCATTATAGTATAAGAAAAAAGGAGAAAAATGGCTCAGGATTTCAGAAACGTTTTAAATAGAAATGTCGGCACAGGTGCGGCAACTCTGTTATCGGCAGGAGATTATGACGCTGTTATTGGTATTAGAGTTTGCAACATACTCACAAATGCAATTACAGTTGATGTTTACATCGTGAAAGGCGGTGTTAATTATTATATTGCAAAAACAGTATCCATTCCACCGGCGGCATCAATTGAATTGATTCAAGGTGGATCTAAGATAGTGGTGGAAAGTGGGGATGTTATCACGGCAGTTGCAAGTGAATCCAATGCGGCGGACATAGTTTTGTCATACGTTGATACAATTAGTTCATAAGGAGTAAAACATGGTTGATACAAAAGACCAAAATGGGACTTTATATCTAGGACAGGAAGTTGCCAAGGACGGGTTTTTCATCCATCAGGCGACCATAGACGGGGATCATTATGTTGAATCGGCCGTCCTGGCGGGACCAGTTTCCTACACGGGAACGGTGACGATAACAGGTAACGTGGTCATAGTGTGAGCACGTTAAACGTAGATAAGGTAGATCCCAGTACGGGCACGGCTTTAGAGCTGGGAACTTCTGGTGATACTATAAATATTCCATCAGGAGTAACTATTGCAAATGCAGGAACGGCGACAGGATTTGGTGACATCTCCTGGCAGTCCGTTAAAACGTCGACCGTCACGGCGGTCGCCGGTGAAGGTTACCCAGTCAACACCACTTCAGGAGCGATCACGGTTGACCTCCCCGCTGGATCAGTGGGGAATCAGGTGGCCATCGTGGACTACGCGGGAACGTTCGACTCGAACGCCTGCACGGTTGCGCCTAACGGTTCGGAAAAAATAGAAGGCGTTGCAGATGATTATACAATGGAAACGGAGAGGCAGGCGGGTGTTTTAACTTATGTGGACGCAACTCAAGGCTGGCTTCTGACATCGGCGGCTCCCGATCCGGGATTGACACCGCCACCACCAGTCATAAATTATTTAGTTGTCGCTGGCGGAGGGCCTTCAGGAGCAGTTAGCGCAACAAACAATCCAGGGCCAGGAGGTGCTGGCGGACTGCGTTCGACTGTAACCGCGACTGGCGGAGGCGGAAGCTTGGAAACCGCTCTCACAGTTGATCCTGCGACAAATTACACTGTAACTGTTGGCGCAGGAGGCAGTGGAGCCGGCAATAATGGCGCTGATTCAGTTTTCAGCACGATCACGTCTGTCGGTGGCGGTGCAGGAGTGGATGCAGGGGACGGTAATGATGGTGGTTCTGGAGGCGGCGGTGGCACTATAGAAGGTGCTGGTGGCGCTGGAACAGCCAATCAAGGTTATGCTGGGGGTACTGGTGCTCGCGACTCTAATTATCCAGCCGGTGGCGGCGGAGGCGCAGGCGCGGTCGGAGAAAGTCCGGCATCTGCCGCAGCAGACGGTGGCGCAGGCGGTGTCGGAGTTGCAGTTGCAATTACAGGTTCTTCCGTTTATTACGCAGGAGGCGGCGGCGGTGGCGCAAAAGCAAACCCTGGTGCAGGAGGAAACGGCGGAGGCGGAGCTGGTTCAACTGGTGCTGCTGGAACAGCCGGAACTGCGAATACCGGCGGCGGTGCAGGAGCAGGCGGAGCTACGGGCGATAATACTTCGTCGAACGGAGGTTCAGGAATTGTGATTCTTCGGTATTTAAATACATTTACAATCTCAAATCCGGGCGGAGGACTGGTTTATGCAACGCCGGCTGATGATGGTGATTATAAAGTCGCTTCATTCACGTCTGGCACAGGGAACGTTCAATGGAATTAATGAGGAGCAATTGATGGCGCATTACGCATTTTTAGATGAAAATAACATAGTGACAGAGGTGATTACCGGAAAAGATGAAGGCAATTTTGACTGGGAACAGCAATACGGTTCTTTTCGCGGACAACTTTGTAAAAGAACGTCTTACAACACTCATAAAGGAACACACGGACTCGGCGGAACTCCTTTCAGGAAGAATTACGCAGGAAAAGGATTTAAGTATGATGAAGATAGGGATGCGTTTATTCCTCCAAAGCCTTATGCAAGTTGGACTTTAAACGAATCAACGTGTCAATGGGATTCCCCTACGCCTTATCCTGATGACGGAAAAGAATATAAATGGAATGAATCAACACTTTCTTGGGAGGAAATACAATAAATGGCAGAATTAAGAGTAAAATCAACAGGCACTTTAAAGCTTTTCGAGAATGATAACACGAGCAGTGTCACCATCGCCTCACCCGCAAGTCTGGGTGCTGACAGGACGGTCACGCTTCCTGACGCGGATGTGACGCTTGCAAGCGGAACGATGAATGACGCTACGGCTCTTTCAGGAAACATACCAGTATCTAATCTTAACTCTGGAACATCGGCTTCTAGCAGTACGTTCTGGCGAGGTGATGGAACTTGGGTTACT